AGACACCTTACTCGTGATGGAAAAGACGCAGCGCTTTCACTCACAGCACTCCTCAGAATGCTCGAAATGAAGTACGGCAGGCCAAAACAAACCACTGAGCATACAGGCAAAGACGGCGGCGAAATATCCGTGAAAGTGACGCACGTTGGCAATTGAAGTTCTAGTCAGGCTTCAGCCGAAACAATCGCACCTCCTAAAACTGTGGAATGACTCAGAAACTACGCGCATAGGCTTTGGCGGAGCGCGAGGCGGAGCTAAGTCTGGTGGTGGTCGCAGATGTATGCTGCTCAGAAGGCTGGAATACGCAAATACAACCGGCCTGATTCTCCGCAGAACGTATCCAGAGCTTTATAAGTCGCACATAATCAAGATGTTTGAAGAGTTTCCGATTACACGTGGCTGGTGGAATGAACAGCGCAAGGAAGTAGCCTTTCCGAATGGCTCAAAACTGTTCTTTGGCTCGGCAGAGCATGAAAAGGACATGGCCAACTTCTATTCGGCTGAGTTCGCTGACATCATGGTCGATGAGTCGCAGGAGTTCAGCCAGGATGAGCTGGAGAAGCTGACTGGCTCAAATCGCTGCACAAGCAACAGAGCGATCACGCCCAAGATGGTCTATACGTTTATGCCAGGGCTTTCTGAAGCTGGAATCCCGCCAAAGGGCTTGAACTACCTGAAACGAGTGTTTCCTGATGGGCAACTAAGAGGCGAAGAAGTTAGAAACAAGTGGGCATTCATTCAAGCGTTTGCGTGGGATAACGTGGAGTGGGCGAGAACAGAGCTTGAGAAAGATGGCCTGGACGAAGAAGACTTCTACTCATGGGACGAAGATCGTAGGCGCGAGTATTTCATAAACAGAACGCAGTTTGGAGCAACGCTCGCCGGTCTGACGAATGCTTACCTGAGAGAGGCCTGGCTGTACGGCAAATGGGGAGCGTTTGAAGGGCAGTACTTCCAGAACTTCCGCTATGAGAAAGACACGGTTGAAGCCGAAAGCATCATCATCCAGCCGTGGCATAAACGCTGGATTAGCGGTGACTGGGGATTCGAGCATCCTGCTTGTTTTCATTGGCATGCGCAGGATGAAGAGGGCTTTGTCACGACTTACAGAGAGTTCTGGAGTATTGGACTAGGCGAAGCGGCTTTAGGGCACAAGATTGGCGAACTATCGAAGGGCGAGCCAATCAAGAACTTCTATCTAAGCTGGGATGCGTTCGGCAAGCTCTCAAAAGAGACTCGAAGGCCTATTACCGAGTTGATTGCAAATGCTTTACCCTCGAATGTGGCCTATCCAACGCCAGCCGATGCCAGTCCTGGTACCAGAATCTCTGGCTGGAGATTGATGCACCAGTTAATCGAAGCAGAGCAGTGGAAGATCAGCAGAGAGTGCAAGAAGCTCATAGAATGCCTGCCGACGCTCGTCAGAGACATGCAGCGCAACTCTGAGGACGTTCTAAAGGTAGACCACAGCGAGAACTATGTTGGCGATGACCCGGCAGATTGTGCGCGGTATGGGCTAGCTGAGGAGCGAATCACGGTGGTTGGCAAGCCTCTTTCCCTCAGGCTCAAGGAGCGCGTGCAGGAAATCGTCAAACAAGCGGCACCTGACATGATGGTGCAGTACGAAAAGGCAATCGCGGAGAGCAAGAAGCATCCCACGACAATCCCCATCAAGCGGAGGCACTGGAGGTTTGCTAGGTAACAAATACCCCCTTGACAAAGGTGGTAGACTGTTTCCCATGCGTGAATCCTTGCGCGTGGCGTGGAACTGGATAGCAAAAGGGCGCTACACCTGCTACCTAGAGCAGGAGCTAGAACGTACCCGCACTGAGTTGCGGCAGTGGCAAGAGATATTCCTCACTGAGCAGGGCCTTCCAAAACTGACACCGACCGCACCACAGACTTTGCCGAAGACGCATGGCCGGATGCTGCCCAGCCAGTTCAAAGCAAAACTAGCGGCATTTACGATGCCAAAGGAGAAGCAAAATGGCAGCGCGTAAACCCGGAAGACCGCGCAAAGATTTGCCACCAAAGAAAGTATTGGCGGCGTTGGTCAGGGAATTGAAATCATGACGTGGGGACATACCAAAGATTGGCGCGGAACGGCGGACGAACGCTTTCTAAATGCGGTATGCATTGTCGCGAGCGGCTGTTGGGAGTGGCAAAAAGGAATTTTCGGTAAAAATGGTTACGGGGCACTCGATGTAGACGGAAGAACGATAGGAGCACACCGATTTTCCTACGAGAGATACGTAGGGCCTATCCCTAAAGGAAAGCACATTGACCACCTATGTCGTAATCGGAAGTGCGTAAAGCCTTCCCATTTGGAGTTGGTAGAACCCGGAGAGAATGTACTGCGTGGAATTGGAATAAGCGCTCGCAACGCAAAGAAAGCCCATTGTAAGCGTGGCCATGAGTTCACGGTAGAAAATACGTATGTTCGCCCGCACAAAGGCGGTAGGGCTTGTAAAATTTGCAAAGCAAATCAATATCTACAGAGCAAGGCGTGAGCATGTCCATGCACATCGACAACGTGAGAATGAATCTGGATGGCACGATGACCGTTACTCTGTCGGCGGACATCAATCCCACGGTAGCGGCTTCGTTTGCCGGGGCCGTTGTAACTGGCGTTGCGACAAACCCAAACCCTTCGCAGGTCGATCTGGTGATTACAGTTACTCCCAGTTCGCCTGTGCCCAGACAAGTAGTGACGCAAGACCCTGGCGGTTCAGGGACGATTGACGGCTAAAGGAGAAGCGCATGATTCTAACGAAGGAACTACTCGACAGGTTTTTTGGCGTGGTTAATCGGGGCAATCAGACCGATGCACGGGAATGGCTCCTGGAGATGCTGGGCAAGACTCCGAAGGAAGCAAAGGCAAGTGCGGCTGACCCTACGCTATTTTCAAAGGAAATCAATGCATTTGCTCCGCCCGAACGCCGCAATGCAGCGAAAGATACCCGGCCAGAACCAAGAGAAGAACGCAGACATGGAGCACCTGACCTTCGGCCATTTGTGAGCGTAGTGCCTGTAGTGCCAGCGAAACCGATTGTGCCGGTTGTAGCGCCGAAACCAGTTGCGCCTGCCGTTACGCCTGTTGTGCCACCTGTACCACCGAGCAAATGATAAACATCAAGCCAGCCAATCGCGGCCTGTTCACGAAGAAAGCCCATGCGGCTGGAAAGTCGGTACAGGCTTATGCGAATCAGAAGGCTGGTGCTGGCGGGAAACTTGGCAAGGAAGCGAACTTCGCGAGAATGGCCAAACGTCATTGGAAACCTCTCAGAAAGGGATTCAAGATATAAATGGCAGCCAACAAAGTACTTCAGGTCGGCACAGCAACGCTCATCGACACGGCAGTCACCGCTCCAGTTGTCGGCAACGTCTTCTCCTTTGCTGAGCACAAAGGCAGCGGCGACTATAGTGCCATATTCCAGGCAGTCGGTACCGTTACTACGATCACCGCTCAGCTAGAGGTTAGTTTGGATGGTGGCACGACCTGGGCTATTGCGGTTACGGGTGCAAACTTCTTTGCAACGAACGCGGTAACGAACAAAGTGGTTACGCCGGTCATCTGCGGAGCTTTGTATCGTATCAACTACACGGCGGCTTCCGGTTCACTTGGTATCTGGTGCTGCTCGAACTAAATGACAAACCCAACCACGCTCACGGCACGAGACCCAGGCCAGCCCGACCCGAATAACCTGCCGCGTGAATTGTGGTACCCACTCTGGCAATTGCTGGTAGACCTTGAACGCATTGACGACATCCCCCGCAGGGAAGAAGTTAAGCTGATTCTTCAAAGACGCCTTTACATGCGTGGCGAGCAGTACTGGTGGTACGACAATTCAGCAGGAGCCTGGTATCCGCCGAACATGCTGCCAGCTGGATTTGACGAAACCGATACAAACAGCGGCAATTTCAAGAACGTTACGAATATCTTCCAAGCAACAGGGCTTTCTCTTTCAAGCGTCATCACGCAAAACAATACGAGAGCACAGTTTTTCCCTGCAAAGGCTTCTGACCCGCAGGATGTATCTACGGCCAAGAATGCCAGCAAGTTCACCGATCAGATGCACCGGAAGAACGATTGGCCAAAGCGCATGGATGAAGCAGGCTATTTCATGTGCACAGACGGGTTCTTTGGCGCTCATGTGCGTTATGTAAGCGATGGCGACAAATTCGGCCATGACGAAAGGGATATTCTTTCTCCGGTAGAGGTTCCGATAGGTCCAGCAACGGTTTCATGTCCTTCCTGTGGGTATGAAGCGGAAGGCAGTCTCGATACACAGCCGACTTGCCCCGATTGCGGCCAGCCAACACAGGAAAATCCCCCTCCGACCGCTACAGGCCTAGAGACTTTAGGCACTTTGCAGATTCCCAAAGGGCAGGAAGTTGTCAGCATCGTTCCGGCGTTGCAGATTCGTAGAACGGCTTATGCCGATGAACAATCTGACTTCCTGTACATGGACTGGGTAACGGACATCGACAAGTCCGTGGCGATTGCGACTTACCCGGAGAAAGAGGATTTGCTGTCAGGCACGACAGGCGGCGACGATGCAGGAACAGCAGCCAGCTATGAGCGCATCGCACGCAGGCTTCTTTATCTTGGCACAGGCAGACATTCAGGAGTGACACTTGAGGGCCTCGGAACGTTTCAACGGGCATGGATACGGCCAAAAGCCTTTTACCGGATTACGGACAAGGTGCTTCGGTCGCAGTATCTCCAGATGTATCCAAAGGGCGTCAAGATTGTTTTCTACAATGGCCAGTATTGCGAATCGAAAGCGGAAGGCATGGATGAGGCGTGGGAATCCATGCAGACGATGCCCGGCGAGGGGTCAATCCGAGAGACGCTGATCAGCTCGATTCTGCCGATTCAGGACCAGCTCAACGATTGCACGAATCTTTTGTTTGAGATTTGCATGAATGGCGTGCCGGAGGGCTTTGCCGATACAGAATTATTTGATATTGAAGCTCGGAACGAGCAAGTAGCGAATGCGGGCAATATTACGCCCGTGACTTTGGCTCCAAATCAGGACATTCGGCAGAAGATGCAGTTTACACAAGCCGTAGAGCCTTCGATGGCCATGATGAAGTACATCGACATGCTGATGAACGCCATTCCTCAGTTTCTCTCAGGTAACTATCCAGCCCTTTTTGGCGGAGATACAGGCTCAAACGACACTGCGGCTGGCATTGCTATCCAAAGAAATCAGGCAATGGGCAGAATCGGGCGTGTCTGGCGCAATTTCCAGCAATTTCTGGCGAATGTCGATGCAAAAGCAGTGAAATGCTTCGCCAATAACCGCACTGAGGACATGGAAGTAGCTCAGCAGGGCGATACAGGCGAATTTGACACCGATTTCGTGCGGCTTGAGGACATGCAGGGCAATATCGTTGCCTTCCCGGAAGTTGATGCGCAGTTTCCGGTCCTCGAAGCAGATGTACGAGCGCTTTTGCTGAATATGTTCAACGGCGGGAACCCGATCTTCCTCCAAACCGTGGCAACTCCTGAAAATCTTGAGTATACGTTCCGCATGCTGGGTATTTCCGATATTCAGGTGCCTGGCGAGCAGCAGAGGAAGAAAACCAATCTTGATATTGCCCAGCTTTCCCAGGAACAGCCGCAACCAGGACAGCCCGGCGTTGGACCCGATGGCAAGCCAACTCCTCCCCAGCCTGTACCGAGTATTGTTCCTGACCCGAATATTGACGATCTAAAAGTAGCGGCGGCAACGGCAAAGGCATGGCTCATCAGCGATAAAGGTTTGCAGGTAAAGCAAGCGAATCCTGCCGGCTACATCAACGTGTATTTGTTCTCAAAAGCCTGCGCAATGATGGAGAAGCAGCAGGAGATGCAGCAAGCAGTCGCGGCAATGGCCCTGCAAGATCAAGGACCACTTGCCGACGCCGGAGGGGCTGGAGCGATGCTCCCACCGCCTCATCTAAAGCCAGCGGAGAAGAATCCGCCTAAACCGAGTTCTGCTTCTGGAAGTCCAGGAGCGGGAGCATAGAGCAAATCGCCTAGTCAGCGTTAAACGACGCAGCTCTAAGGAGACAGTGAATGGCAACAACCGTTGTAACACCACCTGTAGACACTCTTGAGCAGAAGTTTGCCAAGATTGAAAGCAGCACAGCGAGTGCGGCTGTGGAACCGGGTACGCCGACGCCAAGCGTAGAAGCGCCTGTAACACCTCCGGCAGCGGTGCCGGGGCAGGAAACTGCCGAACAGCCGATAGAAGGCGCGGAACCGGAAGAAGCAGAAGTTAACCTAGACGAAGTGCCGGAAGGGACTGGAGAGTTTTCGGAGTTCAAGGAACAAATCAAAGCAGCTCCGAAACTTAGACAGATTCTCGGCCAGCACAAAGCCTACGTAGAAATGCGTGGGGATCAGCCGTGGGAAGAGTTCAAGGGTATTCACGAACGCGTACCGACACTTGCCGATGCTGAAAGATTGGTGGAAGAGTCGGAGCAGGCACGGGAATTTGGCAAGACGTACCGCGAAAGCCCCGTGCAGTTTGTCGAAAGCCTTAAACAGTCCGACCCACACGCGTTTACGAAGCTGGTTTCTGACTTGCCGCAGATTCTTGCCAAAACGGACCTGAACGCATGGCGCGACCAGGCAGCCAGTTACATTGACCCTGTGCTGAACAATCTCTACGGGATTGCAGCGCGGGATAAAAACGAGGCGCTCACTCAAGCAGTCCAGCTTGTAGCTCAGTCACTTGGAATTGCACCGGGACGAACCACTTCCCCGGCTAGCAATCCAGAAGTCGAAGAGTTGCGGAAGAAACTGCAAGAGAAAGAACAGTCGGAAGGCACGCAGGCGTTTGAATCGTTCTGGGGACAGACCGACAGCGTAGTCATTAATCGCACGGTTACGGAGATTGAGGCAACTCTTAAAAAGGCTGCTCCCAATGCTTCTGAAGCGACGATGAAACGCATGGTCAGGGAAGTCTACGACAAGACGCTTCAAGCACTCGGTGAACAGCCGCAGTTTGTCGCACAGATGGAAAGTTACCGTCAAGGCGCACAAAAAGGGCGGCAAGGAATTTCCGACCACAATGCCATCGTTGATTTCGCCACAAAGCGGGCAAAGCTCGTCATTCCGCGTGTGGCGCGAGATATTGCAAGCGAGTGGAGCAAATCCATCTTGCAGACGAGCAAGCAGACGATTGAGACAAAGCAGGCAATCGCCGCAAAGACCAAAGACGTTGGTTCCGGTCCACAAGCAACCTCTTCCGCTGCCGCCGCCGTGCCGAAGAACGGTAAACGAACATCGGAAGACGTATGGAAAGAAATGGAATCCGGGAACTACGTTCCGCCTAAAGCGCGGGTTTGATTTTTAGCGGGGATGCCAAAAGGAGATTGGAATGGCTTCAGTTGAGGCAAACGTTCAAGGCCTAGAACGCGAGCTGATTGTTTACAAAGATGGTATCCCCGAACTTTTGGAGATGGACTCCGTCCTCTACAACCTGATGGAAAAGCAGGAAGCAGACCCGGCATCGAACAGGGCAACGCGTATTCCGTTGCTTCAGTCGATTGGCGGAACGTTCCAGCAGGTGAGTATGGACGGCGGTTCGGTTGGCGACACCGGAGGCCCGGTGTGGCAGACCGCAACACTTACCCCGTTCTATTACACGTCAGGCTTCAGCTATACCTTGCTTGCGAAGTATGCAACCACGGGAGCTGAACGCGGCGTGAAATCGGCAACGGGCGAGGTTATGCGTCTTGCGGTAAAGCAATTCAAGACGTTCCTCGACATGCTGATGAACACGGCTGGCAACGGCGTAATCGGAACGATTACCTCGGTGTCCACCAATACCTTCACAATGACGACTGACGGCTTCAAGGAAGAACTCGTCATGGTCGGCCAGAACGTGCAGGTGTACAACGCGGCGCTTACCACAAACCGTGGCTCGTCTACGGTGACGGCATTTGACCGTGTAGCTCACACGATTACGGTAGCGGCGGCTCCGGGCGGCAGCATCGCTACGGACTTGCTGGTTATCGGCGGACTTTCCGGCACGCTTACGGCGCAGTCTTCGCTGTTCGGCATCCAGTACCACCAGTCGGACGCGACTTCCGGCACTTGGCTGGGCCTGAACCGGGCGACTGTTCCGCAGGTTGTGACGCCTAGCGTCAATGCAGGCTCTTCCACGCTGACAACGGGCATGGTTCGTGCAGCTTTGAATCGCATCCGTTTGAACCTGGGAGACAATTTCTTCAATACGGAAATGACGAAACTCATCTCCTACCTGCATCCGGCACAAGCCGATTCCTACGAGTCGATTGCGCTGCTCATCAGCAACATCTGGAAAGACCCAACCGGCAACCAAGCAGTAGACCTGATGTTCAACAACCAGTCGGGACTCAAGATGTCGAATGTTCCTGTGGTGCAGTCCATCCATCAGGACCGTACGCGCATTGACTTCCTCTGCCTTGGCTATTGGGGGCGTATCGTGGCCACCGATACCGGCTTCCTGACGATTGGCGACAAGATCGTTTGGCCGAAAATCGACACTTCCACCGTTCCAGGCGGCTTGCTTGCACAGGAGCAATTCTGGATGAAGGCTGGGGTCCAAATTTTCAACCGCCAGCCAGCGGGGAGTTCGTATATTAAATCGCTCGGATTGCCTGTAATCGGGTCATCGAGCATTTACTGAAGAGTAGTTTTACTCTCTTGGGGCGGGAGAATAACTCGCCCCACCTTAGAATTATATTTCTTGCAGTTGCAGGAAAGGCACGCGGGGACGATATTAGAAGCCCAATCAGTCCCGCCCTTAGATAGAGGAATACGATGGTCTTTGGTAGCGGTCTTGAAGGTGAGAGGGATTTTGCAATAAAAGCATCGCCATCCGTAAAAGGCCAACCGGGATTTCCATTGCTCAAATGTATGCTTACTTGCAGAATGCTTTTTATACAGCCTTCTTTTATGTTGGTTGCGCCTAGCAAGATGAGAGAACTTTTCAGGATTGTTTTTCCGCCAACGATTAGCATTATCTATAGCTTTTTTCTTGTTGGCAGGATTGGATTTGAACTTAAAATACCATTTTCTCTTATACTCTTTCATTTTTTCTGCATTGGCTTTAGCCCATTTCTTATTAGCGGCCAGAATCTTAGCTCTACGGATTGGGTTTGTATGGAAAGCTTTATTGCAGGATTTTCTAGAAGATTCTCTCAGTTTTTCAGGGCGACTAGCTTTGGCTTTGAGGTATTTCAAATGTCGTTTGGCAGGGTCGTACACGGAGGTATTTTACCGTGAAAGTCCCTGCCTATTTGCAAAAAAGTATTCGGGAAAAAGGGGGATTAAATCCTCATGGTCTACCTAATTTCAGGGTAATTTGGGGAGGGGACAGATTTACATGGATTGGGGGTAAATGGAATCACCATGACGACAGCGGTAACGTAATCGGGTCGCATATCGGTCTGGAACGTGTGCACAAGCATCCGGAAGCTAAGGACCGTTGGATTCTTGAAGTGTGGTGCCCACCAGAGAATTATGGCTCTGAACTTGTCTGGGAAACGATGTTCACAGAATGGATTGATGGCCAGAAGGTTGAAACGATGGGGCCTTTCCCGCGTCAGGGCGAATATGAGCTAGTAAAAGTAATTGAACGCGAGTACAGGGATTCCAAAGGCGTGACATGGAAGAAAGAGTTTGTTCCGCTTACGCCGACTATCTGCGATGCCATCGTGGATACGGCTATCAGGAATCGGGATTTACCGGAACGCATCAAGAAAGAAGCGAAGCGGGCCATGTTCGCGGAACAAGAGAAGGCAGAAGACGATAAGTTGTGCGACAAAATCAGGAAGATTGAAGAAGCACGTCCCGAATGGGCAAAGAACGAGCATGTCATCATGCCCAGTGATTTTGAGATTTCTAAATTCAGCTAGGAGGAAAGATGGGAAGCATTCAGATTTGCAATACTTCAAAGGAACAGATTCAGCTTCCGCGAAGGACGTACAACACGCTCGGCTGGAGAATTCCCGCTTGTCCCGCAGACAAGCCATTCACCAGCATCGTGATTGACGACCAGATGGATGTGAAGAAAATCTACGTCACGTATGCGGAAAGCGAAGCGGAGAAAATCCCCGTGCCGATTCCTTACCAGCAGGTAGTTGCAGACTACTTCGCCAATGAACGGCTTACAGAGCGTGGCTGCTTTACTTGTGCGCCCGACCATATCCCCACTGAAGCGGAAGTCACCGCCGCGCGCCAGACACGCATCAAGTGGCTGCAAAAGCTCATTGAAGCGGGTGACAAAGAGTTCATGCGGACAAAGAAGATTGAAGAGATTCCCGACATTTGCAAAATGGCCGTTGATGAACTGGGGCTGAAGAGGGAATGGGCGATTGTCGCTCCTCCGCCAATGACGCAGTGCCCTGCTTGCGGAGAATCCATCAACGTTGGAGTCGCAATCTGCAAGGGCTGCCATGCAATACTCGATTTCGAGAAGGCAAAACAGTTTGGCCTTGTTCAGGAATCGGAAGAAGAAAGCGTGCCGGTTGCACCGAAGCGTGGACCGGGACGCCCCAAAAAGGAACCTGTTCCTGAACAGGATTTGGATGGATCCATCGGGGGAATCTAATTGCCGGTACTTGGCACAACTGCGTTTCCGTTCGGTAGTGAGTGTTTCTCTCTCACGAGAGCAATGCTCATGGATGCGGACATTCCGTTCACCGTGACGATTCCTCCTACTGGGGCCGTACGCACTTTAGGCAGTCTCGTCACGATGACGACGAACTCTCCGCATAACTTGCAGGCGGGAAACATCATCCAGGTGCAAAGCGTCTCCGATTTGAGCTTCAACGGAACGCAGACCGTACTGGCGATTCTCAGTCCTACACAATTTACCTATACCAGCACGGGAGCAAATGTCACGAGCGGTAACGGAATCATCTCGCCGGTAGTGCAAGGGGACGTTTACACGGATACCGTGCTCATCCCTCTGGCTAACAAGGCTTACCGCAAAGTACAAAGCAGATTGCAGGAAAACGGCAGCAAGACGATGACGAGCGAGAACTATCTGACGCTTCCTGCAAATGCCACGCAACTCCTCGATACGACTAATCCCCAACTGCCTGCTGACTTCCTTGGGCCGCGTGACGTTTCAGAAAGAATCAACGGGTCAGGACTGGCCTATGCGCCAATGGGACAGGTGAACGTACTTCCCAGTTTTTCGGATTCTTCCGTGAGGCAGAGAAATGGAGTCTTTGCCTGGTATGAGGATGGGCTTTACTTTCCAGGCTCCGTAAATTCTATGGATATAAGGCTTCGTTACTTCGTGGCTTTCCCTGATATTTCAGATGGCAACGGCCAGTTCACAATCCGTGGCTGTCAGGATGCCATTGCGACATACACAGCGTTTCTGGCTTCGAATGCACGAGGCTCGCAGAATGCCAGCATCTTCCTCGGCATGTTTAACGAGGACATGAAGGAATTGCTCAATCTGCAAGCGCACGCAAGGAACTATCTTGTAGGCAGGCGCAGGGCGAACAACTCCGGGCGCGGCTCAAACCGCTACTGGGGAACAAATAGAATCTTGTAGAGCCAAAAACAAACGGGTGAACTCAACCCTGAAAAGGAGCAGCAAATGGCGGCAGCAGCGACAATTACGAAAAAGAAATACGATGGGAAACAGCTGTGGGTCTACGGAACGATTGCACTATCCGGCAGCTATGTGCAGGGCGGCGACACGCTGACCTTTGCAGGATTGGGTATCCCGTCTTCGCTTGTACCCTTTGCTGTTCAGTTTGAGAGCCAGATTGGCACGGCGGCACAGGCGCTCAACAACTACACCTGGGTACCTGGAACTACGCAAGCCAACGGAAAGATCAGGGCTTTTATTGGCGCGGTAGCTGAACTGGCTGCTGGCGCTTATCCTGCTGCGGCTACCGGCGATCTGATCAGCTTCACGGCACAATTTGAACTGAGGTAACAGTGGCACTTAACGGCTATCAGGCGATGAAGGTTAGGGAGTTTGGCGGGCTGGCCACTTGGACAGACCCGACTAACCTTCCTCACTTTATGTCGCCTGATTGTTCTGACATTGAGTTCCTGCCGGGGTTGTGGAGAACACGCCCCGGCCTCACCACGGAACTTACTTCCGCTAACCCCGACAAAATCAACTACCTCAAGAGCTTCATTTTGCGGGATGGCACGGTAAGAACACTGTGGCTAGATTCGGACGGAAACCTTTTCTACGAGAATGTGACTACCGCTCCCGGCGTTGCGGTTCCGATTACCGATGCCACGATGATTCCAGGAGACTTCGGCAACTCCGTAACTCTATTCGGCAGGGAATACATAGCCTTTCCTCAAGGGCAATTTGGTTCTGATATTCCAAGAGCCTATGACGGAACAAACACGGACAGGGTCAGCCAAGTAGGTCCCGGCGCTGCTCCTACGGCTACGGATGAGGTTTCCGTACTATCTACCCTGGGAGCGCCTAACGGATTAGGATTCCTTGCGCAGGGCGTGATTGTAGCTTCCCCTAACGGTCTTACCCAAACGGGAAATGTTGTGACTGTTTCGATTACCGGAGGGGGTGGCGCTACCGTCCCCTTGGTCTTACAACCCGGAGATTCCGTAACGATTGCCGGGGCTGGCGTTGGTGGCTACAACGGTACCTTTGCCGTTGCGAAAAGAATTTCCGCCACTAAGTTTCAGGTCTATAACAACACGCTGGGGCTAGCTAATTCTGGCGGCGGTACGGTTACTTGGCCTATCTATGTCGCTACTCTGACGGCTCCCGGT